AGGAGCTTGACCAAGTCAATCTCCTCCTCTATCGCGTCGATAATCTCCATGTTTATCTTGATGACGTATTCCTTGCCGTCCCATCCTAATTTGATCGATTTGTTAATCGACATTTGCCCGTCTCCTCTATTAAATTATACGCCTAGAACGGAGCTGAACGGCATAGAATACCTTGAATTTGCCCCCTTTAGCGGGGGTTTGATACCTATGGGGATGGACGCCAATAATCGGTTCGTCTACTCCATGACCTTTTTTACATACCGAGATTCTCTCTCACCTTAGGAGCATAGCGCATGAGCGTAGGCATAGGCATTATCGGACGTGAGGTCACGTTCACTTTAGGCGGTTCAGTACTGGTGGGGGTCAACTCGAAAGGGTTTACGTTCAACAACACGGCCCTTGACACCACAGACGACAACTCTAGCGGTTTTCAGCAGTTTTTAGCACTTGCCGGTGTGAAGAGTTTAGAATTCACCGTGAGCGGAATAATCAAGAACTTGGAGCTATTGAACGCGTTCATGGGCGCCAGCCAGATTTTCCCGGTGGTTGTTAATTACCCTGACGGTTCAACTTTGACGTTTGACGCCTTTATGAATTCGTTAACAGATACGGGGGAGGCTAATGAACTCCGGACTTTTGATGCATCTTTTGCTTCGAGTGGCATATTAGGCGTATAATTTAATAGAGGAGACGGGCAAATGTCGATTAACAAATCGATCAAATTAGGATGGGACGGCAAGGAATACGTCATCAAGATAAACATGGAGATTATCGACGCGATAGAGGAGGAGATTGACTTGGTCAAGCTCCTCAAATCAGTTGCTAACGGGAGGCCTAAGTACGGACAGATAGCCAAACTGTTCACTGTCCTTCTGAACGCAGCGGGGGCAGAGGTAGAAACGGACAACGTTTTTCATGCCTTGTTCGGTGCGGGGGAGCTAGAGGCCGACGCTATGACCCTAGCACTCACTGAAATACTAGGGGCCATTTTCCCGAATCCTAAAAAAAAGCCTATTACACGCTCCCCCGCGAAAGCCAAGAAGAAGGCCGTCAAGGGGAAAACCTAGGCTGGTTTGAAAAACTGTACGACCTCGTTGTGGGGGAGTTCGCCATAGCTCCCAGTGAGTATTGGCAGATGTCTCCCAGCGAAATACAGATTCTCATAGAAGCGAAACGCCCTAAGTACGTAGGGGGCATACATGAATCGGATCTCGAGTCGATGTATCGAAGACGCCAAGATCTAGAAGAGCAAGGTATCAAGGTGATGTAGATGGCGTTCAGCGTAGATCTAGGTGAGATAGCCGTAACTATTGGCATGGACACAAGAGGGGTTGAAAAAGGCTCTAAAAAAGTCGATGGTCTCCTTAAGAGAACTAGTGATAAACTCAAGAAGAGCGCCAGCAAATGGGCTAAATGGGGCCTAGGTATAGCCACAGCTGTGGCAGCGGCTGGAGCTGTTCTCCTCAAGTTTCGTGCAGCAGCCATCGACACTCTAGCCAAAACATCGGACAAGCTGGGGATAGCAACGGAAAAGCTAGCCGGTCTCCGCCTCGCTGCGGAACAGACAGGCGTATCAGCTGGCACTATGGACATGGCCCTCCAACGCATGACCAGGCGTATCGCAGAAGCCGCAGAGGGTTCTGGCGAGGCCAAGAAGGCCATTGCCGAACTAGGCATCAATGCCCAAGCCCTAGGTAAGCTCACGCCTGATCAACAATTCAGAACGCTAGCCGACGCGATGGAGAAGGTAGAGTTTCAGGGTGACAGAGTCCGACTAGGCTTCAAGCTGTTTGACTCCGAAGGTGTGGCCCTTATCAACACGCTAAGGGGGGGCACCAAAAGCCTGGACGCCTTCCAGAAACAAGCAGAAAAGTTGGGTCTCGCTATCTCTAGGAAGGACGCAGCCGGGATCGAGAGGATGAACGACACCCTAAATCTGGCTACAAAGTCGCTGGAGGGAGGTTTGAACATCGCCCTCATCAAGCTAGCCCCCATCGTTGATGCACTGGCCAAGGCTTTCAACGACATGGCACTAGACGCTGATACTCTCGGGAAGACTGTGGACACAGGGATAACCCAAGCAACGAGGGTCCTCGGCGTTTTTGCCGATGGCCTACAAGGCATACGTATCTTATTTAAGGGGGTTGAGGTTGCCGGCCGTGGGTTTATATCGCTTCTCTTATTCGGATTCGCCCAGGTGTCGAAGGCTGTCAGCGCGGTTGGAAACGCACTGGTTGAAAACCTGGTAAAGCCTCTAAAAGTAGTATTGCAGGTGCTAGCACCCATTAATCAGCAGGCGGCTGACATGTTGGGAAACTTTGATAACTTTGTGGAGGGGTTGAAGTCCAATCTGGGTCAACAAGCCTCTGCGTTTGCAGACTCCAGCATCAACGCTCTAAGGGCGGCAAAAGAAGAAATGCACGACCTTATGTTGGAGCCCCTAGCCAGTGATCGAATAGCCGCTTTTGTAGATGACGCCCAAAGGAAATTCGAAGAAGCAATAGCCGCCAACCCCCCCATCGATTTAACCGGAGGCGGTGCAGATGTAAACAATAAAGATTTATTTCTAACAGAGGCGGGGGAAGTTGATCCCTTTATACAGTCGCTATTGGATTCCATGGACACAGAGGAGGAGTTGGAGAACCAGCGATACGCGGCTAAGTTAGAACGATTGCGGATGTTCAAGGAGGAGGAGTTAGCGATCATAGGTGGATTGGCAGAAGCAGAGGCGCTCTTAGCACAGGAGCACAGTGATAATCTGGTGGCTATCAGAGAGGCGGAAGAGAGCGCTAAAAGACAGATAATAATAGGAGGGATAACAGATCTTCTGTCGGCTATGTCCAGTGGCGGGAAGCGCATGACCAAGCTGCAGGAAAATATAGCTGTCACCAATGCAGGGATTAAAGGAATACAGGCCGCTGTGGACGCTTGGCAGGCGGGAATGAGCGTAGGCGGACCATGGGCGCCAGCAGTGGCAGCTGCTTATATGACGGCAAGCCTAATCAAAACTGGCTCTTTAATAAGCCAGATTAAGTCTGGTGGGAAAGGCGGCGGTGGCGGCGGTGGAGGTATCCCATCTGTAAACAGGGGGGGCAGCGTTCCAGGCGGTACCCCTGCAGGTGCTGGGGGAGGCTCCCAAGCTCCACAAAATAGACGCATAGATATAAATCTAGTTGGCGAGGGGCTTTTGTCCACCGACCAAGTAAGAGAGCTAATAGGCCAGATCAACGACCAAGTCGGCGATGGCGTCGACCTCATAGCAGGAGACTAGCACCATGGCATTTGATCCTCTACCACCAGGCGAAATAGCGCCACCAAACAGCCCAACACCAGCAACGCCCGGTGATGTAGGTGCGCCAAACACGCCTACGCCCGGCACCCCTGGTGAACTAGATGCACCCAACGATTTGTCTCCTCGTTCTACTGAGAGCCCAGCAGCCCCCAACGCTTTGGCATCAGAGACGCCCGGTGAATTGGACATCCCCAACGCTCTTGTTGTTCAGCCCGCTATACCGGTTGCTATTCCCAACGATCCAACTGCGTTGGCGACCAACGATCCAGCAGCCCCCAACGCTTTGGCAGCAGAGACGCCCGGTGATGTAGCCATTCCCAACGTCCTCACTGCGGAGTCTGAGGTCGCACCTTCCATCCCCAATAGCTTGTCTCCGGAATCAGCCATACCAGTATCGATTCCTGTCCCTTTGGATTCTACTATTGGCACGAATCTGTTGATACGTTCGCAGGAATTGGACAATGCAGCCTGGACTAGTAGCAATGTGCTAGTAGCAGACAATGCCGCCGTGGCGCCAGATGGGACGTTAACTGCTGAAAATGTGGTCAGCACCTCCACAGCATCGGACAATAAGATAAGGCAAAATATATCTGTTGCTCAAACTGCAAATGGCAAATTAACCATAAGCTTTCATGCTAAAAAGCAGGCTAGCGCATTTGTGGTGATAGGGTTCCTTGCTTCTCCCACAGAGTCAAACGGGGCATTTGCTTGGTTTAATATGAACGGGGCGACAGCTTCAACCAGCAGCATTGGTACTGGAGTTTCGGTAAGTACTTCTTCTGTTGCTAAACTTGATAATGCATGGTTTAGGTTTCAGGCAACCTTCCAGATGGACAGCTCTATAGCGGGAGTCGTTCAATTTCTGCTGGCCGATTCGGATGGCAGTCTAGCTAGCTCAGCGGGGGAGGATGCCCTTATGTGGGGCGCCCAGGCCGAGGAGTTTAAGCAAGCTCATAGCTACGTGCCGACTACTACCGCCCCAGTATCTCTGGGCGTAGACGCACCTAACGATTTACTCCCTGCGACGGACAATCAAACCAATCTCATCTTGTGGTCTGAGCAGGTCGAGCAATCGCCCTGGATAACCTTTGACGCGGACATGGATATAGATTTCGGTGTATCCCCTAACGGGTCTTTCACTGCTGATAAGATCACTGCCAACACAACAGGGCCGGCGCACATATTTCAAACATTTTCCATAACGCTAGGCGCCACCGTTACTTTTAGCATCTTCGTTAAAAAAATAACCTGCCCTTTTGTGGTCGTCGCCCTGTTTAACGCTCCCTCAACCAATGACGGATTTTGGACGTTCTTTGATCTAGAGGGCGGAATAGGTGGATCGAATAAGTTTGGAACAGGGATTGACATAGTTCAAAGTCAACAAATCGATTTCGGGAACGGATGGTTCAGGTGCTCGATAACAGTCACCACTACCGTATCCACCGGTCTATCTATAGAATCATTTCTGGCCAATGGTGATGGGGATGGCACCAACATCATAGGAAACGATGTCCTATATTGGGGCGCCATGGCAGAAGAATCCGCCACACTTAACGACTATGTTAAAACGACTACCCTGCAGCAGAGCGCGGGAGTCGCTCCCCCAAATACGCTCGACCCTGAAACCCCACTCACGCTAGATGCTCCCAACGTTCTCATGGCCGGGGGAAGTTCTAACTTCGCACTATGGTCAGAGGAGTTAGACAACGCGGTGTATACCAAGATAGCGTCTACTATTTTGGTCGATGACATAGCCAACCCTCTTAATGGTCTTATCGACGCGGACAAAATAGAGGAGACTACGGACAACGCGGGACATCAAGCAAGGCAAGCGGTCACCGGCCAAGTGGGTGATTTTCCTCGAACATATAGCGCATTTGTTCGGCCTGATGAAAGATCTATTTTCTATATAAACTTAGGGGAGGAAAGCCCCGATGGGACTGTGTGGTTTGACACTAGCACGGTCATGGTTGGCACTCAGGAAAGCGGCATAACAAACGCGGGAATAGAAGACGCGGGCGGCGGATGGTTTCGTATCTTCGCCACTGCGACAGTGTTCAACGCTTCCACATTTGCCGTGGGTGTGTCCACCACAGATAACATCATTGCCTACGCGGGAACGGTGGGTTTCGGTGGGCATGTGTGGGGCGTGCAATCGTCGGATACTCCCACCCTCACGAGTTACCTGAAAACACAAGCGACTATAGTAGAGTCGGTATCTGTCCAGCCTCCAAATCTTCCCGTATCGGAGACACCTGGAGATGTAGCTATTCCAAATCTCCCTACATCAGAGACACCTGGTGATGTGGCTATCCCCAATCTACCCGCAGCCTCTACACCTGGAGATGTGGCTATTCCAAATCTCCCTACATCAGAGACACCCGGCGATGTAGCCATCCCTAACGTCCTTGCTGCGGAAACGCCAGGCGATGTAGCCATTCCAAATCTCCCTACACCAGAGACACCGATACCTATCCCTGTATCAGTGTCTCCTACGCCCTTGCAATTGGAGTCCTTACTACGTGTTCTGGCCCCCTTATTCAAGTTGGATTTTGCAGAGGAGATCTATTTAGAGGGAGGGGTAACGCGAGAGCTTCTTGATTTTGCGACGTACTCTAGAAATTCTAGTGCAAGTTTTATCAACCGCCGTAGAACGGGCCTAGGGACAGGCCCTTGGGAATACTTCTTGGACACTGACTTTGTTGGCAGTGTCCAAAACCTTTTAGCGCATTCAGAGGATTATGTCACTACGGATTGGGTTAAAAGCAATGTGACTATTATAGGTGATGTGTTCACGGCTCCCGATGGGACTAGGAGCGCGGATAAGATGTTCCCAACCTCGTCGGGCAGCGATAGAAATATAATCCAGAGTGGGAGTTTTTTGTCAGTAGGGCTAGAGTTCACATCTACTTTTCATGTGAAATCGGCAGGGCTATCCTGGGTGTCAATTACAAATCCGGATCTAGGGACGCCATCTTCTGTTTGGTTCAATGTTTTGGCCGGCACCATAGGCACGTCACAGGGGGGCATGGTGCCACACATGACGGATTTAGGCGACGGCTGGTTCAGATGTTCAGTCACTGGCATAGGTACAGCCGCGTCTGGACTATCTCAGATCGTAGTTGTTGATTCTGACCTAGTGGATACGGTGACTTCTAATGGCACTGATGGAATATACATCTGGGGATCGCAAGTGTCACAGCACGCTAGGCCGGCTCCGTATGTCAGGGTTATAGAGCCGGGACCACCTAGAGTTTTCATCGAGACACCTCGAATAACTTACGACGCCGTGACTGGAGAACCTTTGGGCGTTCAGATCGAGGGTAGTTCTACTAATAACGCTCTGCACTCGGAGGATTTTTCGGATGCCGTGTGGACAAATGTTAACTCGTCCGTAATCATAAACGACATCCTAGCCCTTGATGATTCGAGAGGGGCAGATAAACTATCAGAGGATTTTGTTAATGGGAATCACGCCATATTTCAGAGTGTTACTGCCGCGTCTGGGAATGCCACCATGTCGGTATTTGTTAGAACGGGCGTCGGTGCTCGAGGGGTTAGGCTCCAGGCCAATGGTGATGCAGCGTTTGCTACTTTTGATCTGGTTTCCGGTGCGGTTATAGACGAATCCGGCAACAAGGAATCCACCATAACTCTCTTATCAAACGGTTGGGCTAGAGTTTCCATGATGTGGGATGCCTCTGGTGGATCGGACGATATGTCCATATACATGGCCGATGGAACCTCGATTTCGTATGTTGGAGATACTGATAACTATATCTATGTATGGGGTTTTCAAGTAGAGGACATCTCCGTAGCATCCAGTTATATCAGGACTAATGGCTCTACCGACAGTAGAGCGGGGGATAACCTTACTATTCCAGTAGCGGGCAACATGCCTAGCGAAATCAGCGACTACACCCAGAGTGTGAACTTTTTACTGGCAGGTACTAAAACCTCTTTCGAAGATGTTGAGCCGCGTGTGATATTTAGTTCGGATGCAGTTAGCGGAGACATCAGACTAACACTTGAGACGAGTCCGGCTATCGTCCCTGACACATACCAACAGTTCTATGGAAGTGTAGACGGTCTCTATTCAACCGCTGCACCAGGAGGGACTTTCTCGGCCAGCTTTAAAAAGAGCACTAACTTATTGAGAACTTATATCGATGGAGTATTCAGCGCGCAGGTTGACGTGGGCGCTCCCGCCAATGCGGATGTCAACGGTGCTATATATTTTGGGCAGAGTGACACTAACAGGGGAGCCTTTGTGTTCCTTAAAGCCGTCGAAGTGTACAACGTGGCTTTGACGGATGAAGAAATAGAGGCATTAGGATAATTAACCATGACTATTATCGCGAGACCGCTAGAGAGTGAAGAGCCTTTTTCAGAGATAAACGCGTTCATTGCATTCCAACAGGCTTTAGTGAGCGCACAGGCTGCAGTGCTCCCCACATTGACCCCCGACACACATAACCGGTGGACGTTTACCGGGTCAGTCACAGCTATATATACTGTCTCTGGGGATGACGCCCCGGTGAATTACATAGCTATCGCCGCACACAATCTGATAGGTTCCGAGGTACAGTTCTCAATAAAGCCCACTGGTGGAGCGTTAACCACTATCGGGTTTCTGGTCCCCTCCTCAAACGCTGCAATTATAATACGGTTCCCAGAGCAGCGGGTTGATGAGGTCAGGGTATCGGTAGAAGCGGGGGGGATAACAAGAGAAATAGGAGTAGTGTTCGCGGGGGTGGGATTCCAGATGCAACGCCCCCTATACGGTGGCCACTCCCCCATAAATCTTTCTGCGAACACTGCCTATCAAACGGTGATGTCCGAGACAGGCCAGTTTCTAGGACGAAACATTATCCGGCAGGGTATAGAGACTAGCTTTGCTTGGAAGAATCTTACTCAAGATTGGTATCGTGAGAATTTCCAGCCGTTTGTTGATGCTGCTAGAACACGACCTTTTTTCATTCAGTGGCGGCCTGAGGACCACCCATTAGAGGTTGCCTATGGTCACACTACAAAAGACATCAAACCCACTAATCAAGCCGGCGGTGTGAAAATAATGGAAGTTGAGATCTCAGTGAGGGCACATAGTGACATATGATACCGAGCGAACGCAGTACTCGAGAGAGCACATATACGTAGTCGAACTCCACTTGGACTTTTGTTCGTTGACCTATGGCGAAGCGCCTTGCACTGCGTCCGGACCAGCCGAACTTAAGTGCTACAACACTCAGGAGTCTACGCAAGATTTGCCCAATTACACGCAGGAGATCAAGATTTATAGGTTCTGCACGGCACGGAGTCCACACCCTATAGGCATTGATGCAATACCCAATCTTCTAAGTGTGGCCTTATCTCCATCCAAGATCGATCTTAAAGGGGGTCTGGGTATTAGGTCTTCGGTATCCCTAAGATTTAGGGACCACCCAGGCGACGACCTGGGCATAGATAAGTATCTTGATGAGAGGGACTATATAGCTTCTGACCAGGGCACTTTCTGGACCAAGCTTAGGGCCAGAAACCCCAATTATGAAAACCGTATCCTCAAGGTGTGGAGTGGCTATTTGGTCAATGGTGAATTTGACGAGTCTAATTTTCAAGCTAGGCATTATTTAATAGACTCGATGAACGTAACAAAGGGCATGTGTACCATCATAGCTAAAGATCCACTAAAAGCAGTGGGCAAGTTTAAGAACAAAGCTCCTTTGATAACCACCGGCACATTAGTCAGTGACATAAACCAAAACCAGACCTCAATAACGCTCGAGCCTGCCGGTGTGGGAGACCTGGAGTATTTGGCCAGTGGGTTTATTTTGATAGAAAAAGAAGTATGTTCGTTTACCAGGGTTGCTGATGTCTTTACGATTGTTAGGGGTACATTAGGGACCGAAGCGATAGGGCATTCGACGGGCGACACAGTGCAACAATGTCTAGAGTTTGTAAGTAAACAAGTCCATGAAATAGTATTCGACCTGTTGACTATACACGGCGGTATTGATCCTGCCTTTATACCCTTTGCCGCGTGGCAAGCAGAGGCCGACACTTTTCTTAGTGGGTTCTTGTCAGGCATCATTGTCAAGCCATTCGATGTCAACAAGTTGTTGGTAGAACTGACGGAATCTATGCCGCATTACCTGTGGTGGGATGAGCGAACCCAGTTCATACAGTTCACAGCATTGAAAGCCCCGCCTATATCTGCCACTCCCTTGAATATGGATTCTCATTTAGTTGAGGGCACCGTTAGGGTGAAAGACATGCCCCAACTTAGAGCATCTACCATTTTTGTTAACTTTGGTATAAGTAATGTTTCAGAATCGCTCACTGAGATAGGCAATTTTCAACAGGCTATTGCAAGGGTGGATACGGAATCCATAGCCAAACACGGTCTTAACAGAATCAAGACCGTCAATAGTCGATGGATAAGCAGCTTAAATAAGGCGGCTGCATTGCAGCTAGCTGCGTTAATAGGGCGCCGATTCGCCAACATTTCAAGGTTGATCAATTTTACTCTTGATGCTAAGGATTCCGATGTATGGGCAGGCCAAAGCCGGTCTATTATCCATAGGGACATAGTTGGATTTGATGGTCTACCTCTAGAAACTGTATTTCAGATTCTCAGTGTTAGAGAGCGGGATAACGGAACCTTTGATTACGAGGCTCTCGAATTCACTTATGGTGATAGTCTCCCAGAGGATGAGGGGGGTGGCGACCCAGGAGTGGACCTTGTCATATTCGGTGCAGATCTATTGGACGGCAACTTGCGCACTGTCTATGACACCCTGTTCCCAGCTCCGGATGCTTCAACCGTTGTCAAATTCATCGTGGAAAATGGTGTAAAACTCGGTTCAACTTCAACCGGATCACCTGGACTAGATACAGGAACTTGGCCGGCGGGCGCAACAGTTACGCTCCAACTCAACATTGGCGGGATAGTCGCGGGGCAAGGTGGCACAGGTGCTGCTGCGATATCGAGCGGCAACAATGGCAGCCCTGGAGGATTGGGGTTGACCCTGTCTAACGACCTGGAATTAATCAACAACGGCGTAGTGGGCGGGGGCGGTGGAGGCGGTGCCTCAGATTTCGCATTCCTCGGCCCAGGCCCACCGGGATCAAATGAAGTAGGAGCAGCTGGCGGTGGAGGTGCTGGCCATCTAGGTGGCTCGGGCGGATCTGGCCATGTCTTTGGCGAGAGCGTGTTCGGACAGGATGGGAGTGCTTTAACCGGTGGATCGGGGGTTAATACTGACTTTGTTCAAGGGGGCCAAGGTGGCGATCTTGGTCAAGCTGGGCTCCCTGGGTCCGGTAGTTTTGCTGGCGGTGCGCCAGGAAATGCTATTGATAAAAATGGATTCACTATGACAGAAACAACACTAGGCGACATACGAGGAACAGTCACAGCATGATTAATCTATGGAGTATCGAAAGGTGGTATCGGGATTCTTGCACCTTGGGAATATTAACAGTGGGGGAGTTCAAGTGTTTCACTCTAGAGCTTCCTTGGGAAAAAAATGAAGAGAACGTGTCTTGTATTCCAGGGGGCACATACCGATTTTTCAAAAGGAATAGCCCTACTAATGGGCGCGTTATCGAGTTGCGAGATGTAGAAAACAGGACCTATGTTCAGGTCCATTCAGGGAATTATACACGCCAGATACGGGGCTGTGTATTGGTCGGTGAAAGCATCAAATTTTTGGATGGTGATGGAATCCCCGATGTTACTAACTCTAAGAACACCCTAAAACGGCTATTAAAGATGACCGATACAGAGGGGGAGATTATACTGGGATGAACAAATCAACGCAGAGCGTGGACAGTGGGGAAAGACTGATGGCCGACAATAATGTAGTTGAGATAAACAGACGGCTGGGGAAGCTAGAAGCCGTCTCCGACGAGACCAAAACTTCTATTGCCAGCATAGACAGGTCGCAGTTGAGCGTGGCTGACACTCTTAGGAGTGTCGACAAGAACCAAGCCACAGTTGCCAAGACTATGTCCCGGCTCAATGAGAACATGGACGACTTTCGAGACTTCCAAGTGCAGACGCAGACGGAGAGAAAAGCCGACCTTATTCACAGGGAAAAAATGGACGAGAGGCTAGACGGTCTAAGCAAAGACATTCGCAATGCGCGGAGTGACTTTAGTGGAGAACTTGGGGAGGCCTACGCGCACTCTAGGAATTCGGACGAAAAGCTAAGGGATAAACTGGAAGAGATAGACCGCCAGAGCTTAAGCAGGTACAACGACATTGACAAAAAGCTATCGGTGAAAACTGGTATTGACTTGTTGAAACAGGAAACCACCAAGAACACGTTAACTTGGTGGGGAGATAGAGGCTGGAAGGTGGCTTTTTTCGTTGCTTGTGCCATCTTCTCAGCCCATTTTTTCAGCAAGAAATGAGGGCGTGGATAAACTCGGTAAGGTTGATTGTTCCTTTCCAGTTATGGATGCTTCTGTCAAAGAACCCTTTGCGAGTAAGTCCATTCCTTAGGTTCCTAGCCTCCTCCCAGCTGAACAGGAAGTAAGTGTCTTCGACCTGAACCAGCACGAAACAGTGCCCGCCTTTCTTACCTCTTCCCCTTAGCCAGTTGACTTGTTCGGCTGTGTACCTATGGAACTTGATCAAGGTGTCTTCCCGCATAGGCCAGTGAATCACCCTTTTTAGCTCGATCCAGCCACACTTTCCATATGTGCCGAATGACAGGTCAGGTATCCCGTGGGTGTATTTATCCTCATGCGATTGGACATCCCACTGGGTGCCCATCCATTTAAGAAGTGTCTTTTTCAGTGCATTCTCAGGTTTAGACATGGTTCAAGGCGCCTTCTTTTCTAGTGTCATGGGTTCTCTCCTGTATCGAAATCGAAAGCGTCTGGGGCAGCCGGCCCGGTAGCGTCGATTAGGGGTTTTTCTACTTTTCTTGTAGGGCTGTTCCACTCGCTTCGAAGCCTATTCACCTCGTCCTCTATCCGTATCCTTTCATCTAGTTCATTTTCCTCTTTTATTATCTGTTCCTTGCTCTTCAACACCGGGTCCCTTACTTTTTGTGTAGGGATAGCAGGGCCATGTGCCGAGTATAGCGAATGAAGACGATCCATCTTCGCTGTATCGGTCACCGCCTCCATACGTACATCTCCATCTATAAGTTTAGTCAGTTGCTCGTCAATATCGTCGGACGTTGTAGCAGGGAACGAGAAATTGACGTTAGCCACCTCGAACACATGGTCTCCAAACGATACCGTGACCCTAGGCACTTTAGAACTTTTGATCTCTTCTGTTGAGGGTTTAGACTTGGGCGCTACCGGCCAGAGAAAGGGGGAGCTTGGTGGCTCCGCTTCGGGGGGGTAGTCTTCGTCCAATACGTGGTCTAGATCAAAATACTTTTTTGCCTTTAGCCAGGCCACTATACAATGGGCTATAGACTTAGAGTCCCCGCTGAACAGTAAATCTCCCTCTATTGACTCAACCCCTACATCGGATGCGTGAAGATCTGGCACGCTGGCTTGCCATTCTGCCACTACGTGCACAACAGTACCTCCATTAAAACGAACCCAATTGGCTTGACTCTCTGACATCAGGTCTGTGATTATCAACCCTTCAACGTCGTGGTTTTTGTGTTGTACGGCGTCCCAGACTTCTGACATGGTTTCTATCCATACGCCAGGATGGACCATGTCTTGGCCCCATCCAGTACCCAAACTTTTTAGCAGCTCCCTAGGGGTCCTGCCGTACCTAGGAATTACTACATCCTTTCCGGCACCTTCCATCTGTTTTTCAGATAGGCCAAGCATTACCATAAGGCCCTCTTTCATGGGCCAAGAGAACTCGTCGTTCGCCAGGGGGAGCCTCACCTGTACTTGACCTGCGATGGTGTTTTTTCCGCAGCCACTACGACCCGTTAGGGCTATAAGTATCTTAGACACCCCCTGTGAGGGGCCGCCACCAAACACAGCTTTAATGCTTTCACTTGCCATTGTTTTCACCTAAATTAGTTTCTGTTTTTCTATCAGCGCCTGTGCGTCGGGCGCCCATTCAAATAAGTCCTGTTCACACAGCCATTGTATGAAGTCGGGGTCGTCATATATCAGGTCTTCGATTTGTTCATCCTGATGTTTTCCCCACGGCATGTGGTCCTCTAGCCCCAGTACTAGCTTAGCTGTCATCAGAGTGCCCCTGTTCAATAGCGTTTAGTGTTTCCTCCGCCAATCTTTTAAGAGTTTTTATCCTACCCATTTGGTACATCAGTTCCCGTACCAGTTCGGCCTCAGAGTTGGTTGCCAGTGTCCTGTCTTGCCCGTGCTTATACCTCCACACCAACCCATCATCTTCCCCCACTTCAAAACTGTAATATCCCCCGTCATGCCTTATCTTTCCTGTCATCACATCTGTCATCACATCCACCTCTCGTTGCTTTTACTTTCCCACCATGTTTTGCCAGGCTTCTGAACTTCTAAAATCAATGGCACTCGTAGGCCCCTGTCCGCCTCTACCCGCTCTTTAACGGCTTTGGCCACCTTCTCTTCCTCACCTATTGGCACAGACAGGCTATATGAGTCATGAGTATTCAGGAGCATTTTGGCGCCCGTCCCGGTATCTTGCAGGGACTCATCAATACGAATCCAGTTTTCTTTATTTTCATCCGCAGAAGATGCCTGAACAAGAATACTAGAACCGGCATGTGCCCTGTAACCATTTGGAAAACGTAAGTGTCGGCCATATCTGGTGAACAAGTAGCCGCGAGCCTTTGCGGTGGCAGTAGCACCTCTAGAAAGCGTACGCACCCCCGGCAGTTTCTCATGGTAAAAGTCGATTATCTTCATCGCCTCGGGGCCAGCTTTTCGATATGTCACCTCTTTGTCACTACCGCTTGGGTAAAAACTTTCCCATGTCCAGGGCAATCCCAGTTGATCCGCTGTAGTGCCGTCACCCTGATTAAAGATCATCGACAGATTAAGTTGCTTTGCGTTTGGCTCTCCTGCATAGGAAGCGTTGCGAGGCAGTCCGGTTAGGTCTGCAACGAACTGGTGAAAGTCCTGGGCTGGGTTGTCTACATACGCCTGGATAATATCCCCACCTACCAACTGTGCAAACATGCGAACTTCAAAAGAAGCCATATCTGTGTCAACCCAAGAGTGGCCCTCGTCTGGAAGAAACACGGTCTTGACTATTTGGGCAATCACCTTATTTCTATTGGGTATCTGCTGCAGGGCAGGGCCTGCGTAAGACAGCCGACCTGTTCCCGTCCCGCCATCGGTGCCCTTGCATTGGTTCACGGTTGGATACACGCGGCCATTGTAGGAAGATTCTAGGACGTGGCCCACTAGGAAAGTGTCCCGAGTTCGGAACAGCTGACGCAACTCAAGAATAACCTTGGCTGCAGGATGTTTCATCATACGCAGGGCTGCGCCGTCGATACTGGCAGCGCCTTTGTCCGTCTCTTTCAAAGGTGTCCCATCACACGCAAACCATGCTCCGTTTTTCCACTTTGGCGCGAAGAGTGTCTTTATATGGTTACTGGGTTTGGCGTTGCAGGCGAATCCTGCAAGGTCGTCTAGCTGTTTCTGAGATCGTTTAATCTCTACACTCAATGTAGATACGGCCCTTTCAGCTGCGTCGGTATCGACTCGCACACCGTGCATCTCAGATGCCACCAGGAGCGGGCTCACTCTCTCCTCGAACTTGACTATTCTCTCTAGGCCTTGTGTGACTATTTGGTCGGTCTGGTAATCAGCAAGTGCAAGTGTGGCTCGAGTATCGCCCTTGGCATATTCGGCCATTAGCGGCACGGGCGCGCGGGGGAAATTCGGTACCTGTGCATTCTTTGTAGCCTTTCCGCCAAAAAGTTTGGCCAGTTCACTATACAGTTTGTCGCCTTTCTTAAAGTCTTTGGTGTAGCGCTTGGCAAGGTTATCCAGACTATAAGTCACCTCATGTTCATTTATCAGACAGGCTTGAATGCTGGTACATTTGGTTTTTTCAAAGGGGATTTTGAACCCACTAGCTACGCCCATGCGGTAGTCGAAAGAACGGTTGTGGCAGTATACCGTGCCGCTATATCGCTCCATTTCCCAGTTATACCAAGCTATTGCCTCTGGTGTCTCGCGTATGTCCCAGTAGTAATCGTTACCGTCTGGGGTGCTTACACTGAACCCAAACACGCGGTCCCCAGCGGGCACCGAAAGGCCGGTAGTTTCAGTGTCGAACGCGTGACGGTCGAACTGTGTCAAGTCGGGAAAGTTCATCGCTCTTCTCTATTGTTGGTTAGGGGGTTAAAACAGGCAAGCCATTAGCCCACTTTAAAACTTCTGCTAAAGTGTCAAATTCCATATACATTTCACACTTTCCGCCAAGCTCTTGAATTCGCGTTTCTGTATCCTCTGAAATATCAACGCACCATCCGTTTGCGTATCCGCTTGGCGTGGGACATCCGCGCACGTACTCTATACGATTCGTCGGTATGTTTTTATTTTTAAGTATTGATTCAATCTCCCTTCGCGGGTACATCGCTCTTCTCTATGTTGTTAATCGTTAATTGCGCCGATGCAGAGCAGCGTTATTTCGGGTGCGTTCAAATCGTTAATCTCTATATATTCACCAAAAACTCGCCTAGTGCTATCCTCTTCACACGTCGATATATCCACGCTGCACGTTACGGGTTTGTCTTCAGCGCTCAACATCAGTCTTGCTAATTCATGGGAACTGTTCACGTCTATTCTCTCTATGCGGTTAGGGGGTTTTTATAAACCTACGTCCCACTTGCAATTTTCGGTGCCATCGTATCCGGCTTCCCAATTTCTCACCCACTTCGCATATTCGTTGCCGGTAAGTACTCGGACGATGTCGTCCAAGAGTCCCTGTTTGTAGTGGATGCCTTCTACGTCGCCCCTTTCGGCTATCATGTCCAGTATTTTGCCTTCTTTTTCAGTCATCGCTCTTCTCTACTAGTATTTAAATAAGGGTCAAGCCCATTAGAGATGGTCCCTGTTAGCACTAGCCCATGCTCCAGTGGATCACAAACCAAAGGGTGTACGCAAACCAAAAACACGCCTTTGGCTGTAGTGACAGCTTTGTTTTCACCAGAAATTCTCGACACACCAGAGCTAAAATATGTATTTGAGCCTGGGTGGACATAGACATCATGGTCTGGCGTGCTCTCTATTTTGGTCACCGCGCTTCTCTCTGTCCATGGGTAAAAAGTCCCGCGCCTACAATGCCAGTGGACGCGGGCAAAGGGAACTAATATTTTGCTTCTACGTTGTCGGATTCCTTGGGCATGTCTTTAACTTCTCCCTCTTCGGCTTCCCCACTGTCATAGTTCCCAGATGCTTGTTTTCCCCCAGCAGCTATGGTCTCATACAAGGATTCCGCTTTGAGATAAATCTCCTCGGAAGGGTAACCTTCGACCTCTATTTTCAAATTTTTGAATTTACCTTTTGGCCCTTCGTCCCCGATGGATTGCAAAGAGTACCTTGTTGCAAACCTGTCACCCGGTCGCAATTTAACCAGGCTGTTGAACCTTCGACTCACTTTATATTTAGACTTAGCTAGGGACATAATAACCTCGGTCCCATCATCCAGAATAAGCAAGTGCTCAGCGGTTGGCACTACTTCCAGTTTCGAGCTGTCCTCATCTGCAGCCGCTGCAGCATTGGCCTCTGGCTCAGTGTCAAAGACTCCGCGCAGGCCGCCAGCCTTATCTTTTTTGCGATCCACCCAGACTAGGAACTTTTTCACAAAGCTAACGGGTGTAAAAAATAAACCTTCAGGGAAAACTTTACCCGTTAGAAGGTTGATAATCATGCCCACCTCGGCACCTTCAATATAAGCCTCGCTGCCCTTGTCCACTTGTGGAGACAACGCCTGGAGCACGTCGATTCTAGGGAGTTGAATATCCTCGGCTGTTACGTTTTCGCTACCTCGGCCGGTTCCAACTTTAATATACGAAGGTAGTTGCTCGTTTTGTGTTTTTGCTACTTCTTGTGTTTTAGACATAGTGGTTCTCTGATTTTAAGTAGGTTAGTGTAGGCAGGTTTTGAGAGTCTGCCGCTCTATGCTTTGACGATAGAAGCCCGGCTATAGGGCTCTATCTTCAAGATTTTGTGGGGGTAGTCTTCCCCATTTTTAATGGACTCTTTGACGTACGCTTTCAAGGTTGCCGCGTTCACAGCGTTGGCAATCAATGCAGCTTGCTTGTGCTCACGCAGCCACGCCATCAGCTTGTCACGGTTGGCAGCGGGGCAGGAGCAACGTATATCAGCCTTGACCTGAAGGCGTCCAACATCTTTGATCTTAATCACCTCGATGTCTTCGTCTTCCATACGGTCGGGCAACACATCAATAGCCAACATGTCGTACATAATTTGACACATCGTATTTTTGGCCTTGGAGGCCTCCAGTGCCCTTTTAAGTTCGGCCAGCCTTGCGCCCAACTGGGGGATAGTTTGGCCTTTCCAGCTCTCTATAGCCGTTTCAAAGTCATCTATATTCATGTCTCTTCGCTCTTATTTTACAGGGGAAATATGGTAAGGGATGTACAGTGATCGCCTTCCATCCCATTTTAAAAATTGATGTGTTCCAGTGGGTAGGGACATAAGAACCATGCATACAAGCATCGGGTTACCTGCAGGGATTATGTAGTCACTTCCGAGTATGTATTCACTTAAGAACCGCCTAACGTCCTGGCCCACTTGCAAATTGCGCTGACTGCCTTTTATTTTTGTAATGTCCGTATGGGTCACAAACTGAACCTCTCCATATTCTTCTGCGGAACTATAGTCGTTTCCACTCTCTTGAAGTACCCACACGTTTATTTGCGCGCTACTCATCTTTTGCCACTCCAGTTTTTTGATATCTCTCTACGCTATGTGAACCAGTATAGCCCACCTTGGGCAGCTCATCAATACCTTACCGCTTGTCGTAACCCATCAAAGCGCCATACACCATGTTCGCTACGTTTTGCTTATCGTCTAGTGCCTCTTGGACCTTTTCGTCTTCCGTACCCGGCACAACTAGGTATATGTAGATACAGGTGTCACCTTGACCTATCCGGTGGATTCTATCTTGGGACTGTAGGTCAACATCTAGGCTCTCGTTTCGGCTGTAGTAGATGGCATAGGAGGCCGCTATAAGGGTTAGTCCATAAGCCGCCGCTTTCGTTGCGAGGAAAACTTTAATCTCGGGCTTAGTCTGGAAGTCTTCAACAGCTTGGCGTTTCTCCGCGCCACTGCAACCGCCATGAAATTGAACCAGCTTGATCTCAGCACCACTCAACGCGTCCGCTACGGCTGCGATCTCCGCGCGGTGTAGGCACCACACAACAACTTTCCCTTCAATTTCGTCCATCAGCTTAATCACCTCTGCCACCTTTGGATTTTTGCCGGGAATAGGCTTGGCCTCAATATTAAAACCATCGTCATGTGGATAGAATCCTCCGGTTATTTGTCGCAAACGCAGGGACTTTTCTAGAGCTGCCTTGACTTCATACTCCTCAGTTTCACTAATTTCAATAAACATTTCCTTTGACATGGTTGCATAGAACTTACGCTGCTGGGGGTTCATTGTAATGTATCGTATTTGGTAGATCTTCTCTGGCAAGTCTGGAAGTACGTCTTTTTTCTCCGCCCTTGTGCAGTGGGGGGCAATGTTGGCTATGAACTCAGCCTCGTTTTTGTACCCGGTAAT